TTATTCGAATGTGCCCAGTGCCCGACCGGTGGCAATTTCTCGACAAGCAACATAATAAATTAGCTTGCTGTTGTATCGATAAGCGATATAGACGTAACCAGCCTGCGGATTACTTACATAACCAAAATACTTAACAGATTCACCTTTATCGTAATACTTACCAGTTAATTCTAGGCCAGGATATTTGAAAATACTGAGTTTTTGGTTTGGTCTAAACGTCCCAACCTCATTGGTTATTGTCCATACGCCATCCTTGGTTATTGTCTTTTGAACAATTGATTTGTTTATGACCATTTTAGTAGCCTTAGCGTACTTATCCCAGGCAGCTTCGTCACCGTAAAACACATCAAAGTCAAGGTTGCCATTCCAGCCCGGTAACCGTCCAGTGCTTGTATATTGGAACATTACCGCGGTCTTCCAATGCTTCAAACTACCATATAAATCTCGTGGTTGATAGCCATTCACGACGTTGTAGTTGTTATACTGAGCAATCCATAACCCATAGTTGGCCTTGACTACGGATGACCAATCTAATGAGTTCTCACAACTAATCCCCGTATAAAGCACTGATCGGACACCAGTTTGTTGATACACGTAATCCAGCCATTGCTTAGCTAAGCCGACACCTGCTTGGCTCTGAATGGTTGAACCTGTCGTGTTTTCAAAATCAAGAACCAGCATTGCTTTACCAATATATGACTTAACAACCGTTAAGAAGTAATCAGCCTGCTGCTTAATATCCGAGTCGTCTCGAATAAAGTGGTACACGCCTAGCTTCTTGCCTGCTGACAAAGTCTGCTTTGCGTGTCCATTAAATTCTGGATTAGTATAATCAATACCCTCTGTTGCTTTCACCAACGCAAAGTCGCCTGCAATTTCGCCTACATTCATACCAGCCTGATAACTGGCCACATCAAATCCATTTAAGCTCATTATTTTGCACCTCCATTAAATATTGTCCCAATCGATTTAGCTAGCTCATTACCACCGACGCTGACGGCACCTGCAATCACACCATCAACCAAACCAGCTACCCATTTGATATCACCATTGGCAATGCCAATAAAAATACCAATCACTGCACCAACGCCAAGGGCAATAATTGGTAAATATTTGTTGCTGAATTGAGTTTGTTTAATCGCCCAAACAACTAAATATGTTACTACGGCGATTGCCGCAATCGTGGTACCGTTAATAAATTGGATTAATTCCATCATTATTTATCACGCTTTCTATAATAGTCAATTATTTCTTGCTTCTCATTATTTTCCCTTTTTAAAGCCTCATTTTCCTTTTTTAACTTGGTTTCAGTATCGCTGTTAGCGGCCTTGTTACTGTTCCACATCGTTAAGACCGCAACGAAAATTGAACCCGCTGTGGTAATTAAGGCCACGATAACAGCATCGCTCACCCCTAATCATCCCCAATTACAATTTCAAAAATGGTTGATCCTAAAACAAACATGGCATACATACTTTCAAAACTTACATAACGTTGCATTTCAAAATCATGAACACCAAACGCTATCATGAAAAATAACCAGACAAACGTAAGTAATCCAGTCATTAATGGCTTGTAATAATGTGTACGCAAGTTCCACAAAGAATACACCAGAGCAAGCGTTCCAACCACCGCCAGCATAAAAATCATAGGTGGATCATCAAGCACATCAAGCAGCGTTGGCTGTGGTGGCTCAAATGCAAATGTGTTGTGCTTAATAATAAAGTAAATTCCTAAGCCATATGTTTCCATCGCTTTCCAAAACCAAAATCTATTTTTGGCTAAATGTTCAAACATCACATCACACTTCCATTCATGATGTCGGGAATTCTTGACTAAGAATAGTTTTGACTGCAGATTTTACATCTTCGTAACCGACAGATTCGATAGCTTTATTTGTGAAGTCAGACTGGTCGAGAGTTGAGCTTAATGAAATATAACTGCCATTATTGCTTAAGTCTGAGTACGCGGTTAATCGAACCGGCGTATCATTCTGAACAAAGAATTGATAGTTAGTGTACGCCAAAGTTGGCAATAAGGTAGGCAGCTTCTTAGTGGCTAACGCAAATAGTTGCTTCTTAGAAAGGTCGTCAAAAGTAGTTCCTTCATCTAAGTCATCTGCGACGATTGTTAAGGTACCGTTAATTTCGAGATTATCGGATTTTCCGTAAACCCCAACAACGACACTATCTGTGTTACCAGTTTCAGCTGATAAAGCGTATTGGATACTACGATTAATTAAGTTCATATTATTTTTCTCCTTTGCTGAATGCCTGTTCTAGTTGGTCATAAACTCGTTCGTATGCAATTGCTGAATCACTTTCAAGCTCATATGGGTAGTCTTCTAAAGCAGCCTTAAGCGCCTTAAAACGAGGCGAGTATTCACTAAAGTCGATGATGGCTTTTTCGCTGTTAAGATCTTTGATTTCATCGTCCAATTCTTTGGCAGATTTTGCCCCTAATTTCTTAGGATCCTCTTTATCCGCCAATTCTGACTTAGGAATCAACTTGCCTTCACTGTCTTTGAAAACACGCAATGAGCCGTCTTCATCAGTCTCAAAGTACTTTTTCTGAATTTCAATCCGATCGTCGTTGACTTCTTCCTGCTTCTTAGCGAATTTACGAATCAGTACGGTACGGCCTAGGCTTGCTTTTCCTTTTAGCTTGAATCCTCCTAAAACGTTTGCCAGCCCTGTAAGTTCAGAATTTTTAAATTCAATAGTGTTTTTCATCATTATTGCTCCTTCTTATTTTTGTCTAATGTTGGAAATTGACTTTAACATAACTAGTTATCTTTCCGTCACTAAGCTTAACGGGAATATAAGCATCACCGATACCTTGTAAAGCAAATATAACCTTAGTCATATCAGCATACTTACCATCTGAAATCAGATAGGTATCCGTCGAGCCATAGGCTAATCCAGCCTTCATGCCAGTTGACCCAAAGTAAGGGTAATGGGTATTGTTGTTAAACGTACTTGTACCGAAGCCTAGATTCTGATATGCTCCGGAAACTTGAATACCGCCGTTTAAGGTTACTTGGTCTGAGAATACGAATCCTTTAATATTACCAATGGTATTAGCCGTATCTGAACGATACCAGCCTAGTTTGATGGCATAGGTTCCATTAGGATCTCCACGGTTCTTAGCTCCCCAACCCATATAGTCCCCGGTAGCATCAAGGTCAAAGTTTAGGCCATAGACATCCGGATGCCCAACGACTGAGTTGGTATGAATATGGCCAACCCCGTCGCCTTTATTATCAGTAGTGTATAAACCATCGGTGCCAATCCTCATAGTTTGCATAGTGGAGTTTAATGCAATTAATAGAGACCCGGCTTTAAGCTGGTTAGCAGTTATCGAATTGGCGACAATATTTGCGCCATTAATGTTATACACATTGATATTAGCCGCATTAATTGATCCAGCTGTTAACTTATTAGCATTTAGGTTGGCAATCATGGCGTCCTTAATGACTGCATTATCAATATAGGTAGCAGCCGTTATATGCAGTTTGTTACCGTATATCTGGATTCCTTCAGGCGAGATGTTAACTGCATTTACAACACCATCTTTGGAAACCTTAAGATTGATATCTGACGCAGTTTGTTGAAACTCCGTCCAACTAGCATTATCAGGAACATACGAACCAACACTAGCTGCGTTAACAAGCATGGGTGCTATCACTGCTAAGTGACCACCACCATTAACGTCAACGTGAATAGCAACGTAAGCTGTTCCAGTTGGTGGAGTTTGGTTCTCTATCTTAACCAATGTTTGCGTATGGAAGACAGTTACTCCTTTAGTGGCGTATCCAATTCGCTTCATTGATTGATCATACCAGTCCAGCACCAACTGAGTACGGTTCCCAACTGTATCAACATTGAATATCGCACTGGCTGAATACACAGAAGCAGGATCTGGAACATAGATCTTCTTTGAAACTATAGAATTCCATTGGTTGGTATTAACTGGATTGGCTATTGGAATATTACAACATATCCCTTGGTATCCGTTCCACCAGGACCAGGTCATATCTGACGAATACCAATTAGAAGCTATATCAGAGGTCCATGTTGAGCCATCGAATTTGTCGTACTGGAATCGTGAGTTAGCAACCAGATTACGCTGCCCAAGAGTATTAACTTGTCCTACGACAGAAGTTATCTGATTACTCAATTGGGTTACCTTGGACTGGTACACGTCATTATCAACCTTTCCACGAACAGTTGTTTGAATGGCGTCCACAGTTTGCGAAATACTAGAAACAGCATCAACCGTCGCATTGTCAGCAGGATTTACTGAAAAGTCAGTAGCTCTACTTCCTCGTTCTAGTTTAGGCTTTAGCAAATAAACAGACCCGCCGACGTTAGCCGCAGATCCAGTTCCGAAATACGGAACTATTCGGACATTATTGACTTGTCCCCCGACGGTTGCCGTAAAAGTAGCTGAGTAGTGCGTCCAATCAGGGGCTGTCGTGTTAGTTATGTTTACACCTTGATACGTATGGTCCTTATCCCAATTAAGCCACAATTTCCAGGAAACAGGCTGTTCAGAGGTGCCTAGACTATGAGCCCATATACTAATCGTGTAAACTTGTCCAGCATTTAGAAATAGATTTACGCCAGGCCAATAAGGACCGTCAGAATTTTGACCATCAACATTATTAAAAATATGAGCCATTCTATACTGGCCACTATCTGAAAATTTATCCTCAATATTGAAACCTTTTCCAGCTCCAGCTCCAGCCCAAACTTTCCAACCGTCTAAAGTACGTGCGTTACGTAGTAGATTAACGCCCACTGCACTATCAGTAACCTGCTGTTGAACAGTTGCTAAAGTGCTGCTAAACGAGTTGGCTGTTACTTGCAACTGACTAATATTATGTTCATTAACAGCATTGGAAGCATTTAAAGAATCAAAGCTAGCAACTAAAGACTTGTTCGTTGCCTGCAGGGTTCCAATGTCCTTAGTTTGCTTACCCAAAGTATCATTGACGGTAACAAATTGAGCTTTAAACCCACTGGAATCAGCTTTCAAATCATTAAGACTTGTCGTCTGTCCATCAACCGTAGTTTTAACACTAGATAATGTTGAGTTAATTCCATCAGCGGTAACCTTAATCTGATTCTGTGTCCAGGTCTCAGTGGCGTATCCGCTTAGGTCATCTTTAGTCAACTTAGCAGCTAGTCCATTTTCCAATTCAGCAATCGTCATAGTAGAACCATCGGTTAATGTTGTGTACTTAGAATTAACTGAATTAGCAATGCTCTTTGCATCGTCGGCATTTTGAGAGGCCTTGTTAACATCGTCAATCAACCCAGCGGCTGAATTTTGTGCATCAATAGCTTGATCCGGTGCTTGATTAGCTAATGCATTTGTATCATCGTACTTGGCTGCAAGCTGGTCAGCTTTATCTGATGCACTTTTAGCATTTTCAACCGCAGTTTCAGCCTCTTGCTTAGCAGCGTTAACTTTGGCGTCTACCTCGCCAGGGTTCAAAGTAATCTGCTCCCAACGCCCGTTGACCCATTGTTTGATAGACCACTTGTCTGGATCACTATCACTTTGGTCAAACCATAAGTCACCTTCATTGGCGCTCGTGGGTTCTTTTTCACCATAGTAGTTTGTACTCTTGCCGTTAGCGCTGCTAAGTGCATTATCAACACTTTCTTGAATACGTTGCACCTTGCTATCCAAACTACTTTGTAGATGTGTGTACTGATCCACAATACTCAAATCACCACAAGTGGCCGTATACCCGATACGCTTACCGGTCACGTCAAACTGTTCTTCAAGCTGAATAATGCGAATCTTACGCTTGAAATTTAATGCTTCATCAATCGCTAGAATCCAGTCCCCGACTTTAGGTGCTTCATAATTAGGATAACCAGCGTTCTCTAAGTCATAGATGTTCATAGTCATTGACACGGTATAGGTCGCATCAACCTGCTTTTTTAAGGCGGCAATCAAGTTATCTGCAATTGTGTATCGTTCATCGACAATCGGGTCCATTTCTAAGTCGCCAAACTGCTTGGCTAACTCACTGCGATACTCAACTTCTAATCGACCCTTACTTTGGTCTTCAGTATCTTTGAAAGCACCATAGCCCTTAGCATACGTCGCAAAATCGGATATTTTCATTTCTTCCGTGAGATTACTAAGGTTAATCCCTTTACGGGCAAAACTGGTCAGGTCACTACCAATCTGTTTAGCAATGTGAACCGTCTCATTGTGCACTTCAAATTCAACGCCAGCCTGATCAATAATGTCGTTAAATAAATCTAACTTATTTTTATAACCCCAATTTTCTTTTTCAAATGCTGGTACGGTAACGTCATTCTTGTAGGTATACCCGGATTTATCAAAGAGTTGTCCCAGATAGAATGTATACTCATGACTACCCGTGTATTGTGCGTGCAATGCTACTTTGGCAAAGTCCCAAAAGAACTGGTGTACCGCATCAAAGACAACGGTATTGGTATCATCACTCAGCTTCTTATACGTAATGACGTACTTTTCTTTATCGAAGTTTAACCACCAGCCGTAGTCTAAACCGTTCAATACGTCATCACCAGCAAACACTTCACCAGTCAGTGACAGTCCGCCATTAACGCTAGTAGTTCTTGTAATGGTAGCTTGGCCGAAATGGGGCGTCCCAGCCGGATCATGAAATTTAATCAATAATTTTCACCTCACCTTCCTAAATATATAAATCACATAAATTTTTGATCTGAATATCCGCACTGATTGAACATACTACCTTGTTAGCTGCACTGGGATGCAGGATAAAATACCCCGCATTAGTTTTATCATTAATGTTCTGACTGCCACGAGTATTATTCATGCCCGATAACGTATAAACGTCACCAGCAACTACTGGGCTAGTAACTATCAATGATTGACCATCGACTGTCAACGTAAACCCACCAGCAGACGCCACCTTAGCCGTCACAACAAAATAAAAAGCCTGTTCTAGCTGTGAACAAGCTACTGTACCGTTATAAGTTATTGATTGGCCACTAACTAACGTTTGCGACCGTGGCTTACTCTCACCATATGGCAACTCGACTGTCTCAAATTCCAGTGACCAGGTGTAGTAAACGCCCTTACCAGTCCGCTCGATGATTGATGGTAGGTTGGTATCTGTTCGATACACTTTAAACCGTTTCTCATCAACAGTTTGTGCTGGCATCACAAAGTCTTTGCCACTCTCACGCACGTCATACAAGTTTCGACCACCGTAAATGCGTGTTAAATAAATGGATTCCGTTTGTGACAAAGCCGCGTTAACTTTATCTCGCACATCATCCACTTGTTCCAGGCTTTTAACCCAATACAAACCATTGATTGTAATCCTCTTAACGACATGCCGGCCCCCATAATCTAATGAACCGGCGCGCCCATCAAAACTCTTAGTAGTTCTGGTGATTGTTGGCGCCGATTCTTCGAAGTTGAGCACTTGGAAGCCGAAGTCACTCAACTTATGTTCAGTTCCATTTAAGTTTGTAATTAAAGCATCCATTTGCTAACCTCCTTGTGGGAAGAATCGATTTAAATTGTGTTCCCGTGAATCCTTTTGTTTAATCAAAGTCCGCAGTTTTTCACCAATCATGTCGTTGTGCACTTCAAATGTTGGTTGTTGGTCATCAAGTTTATTCAGGATAGCTTCCAGACCCGCTACGATTGCTTGTGTACTGTCGCTACCACCCAAGTTATAGTTGATTGTGGTATTATCTCCGCCAATTGAGTCCTTGATGGCTTTCGAAGCTTGGATAATTGATGAATTAGCCGGAATAGTACCAGCAGCATACTGTGAGACACCAAACATTTTGGCCGTTAATCCCGCTGGAATAACTTGCGTTCCTTTTGGTGCATTCAGATAGACATTACGTCCGTGTGGAATAAACGCTGGATGCCCGGGATACTTGACAGCTTCACGGTATACTGAACTTTCTTCGTCATTAACAATGATTTGATTACCATCGGTACCTGTTGTACCTGTTGCGTGCCGAGTAATTTTACGAAAAACAGTTGTAATGAAGTGAGTCACGTTCCCCATTGCATTCCAGTGGCTTAGAGTACGGATTGCGCTACTGATTGGACCAGAAGCGCCATCGTGACCACGAGCAGTCTTGTCTCGCATACCGGTTCCATTGTAGCGACCTAACGAACCTTTAGCGCGTCCCATAGCACCGCTTGCTGAATCATATCCGCGAGCTGTTTTTCCACGCATGCCTACCCCGTTGTATCGATCAAGTGACCGGTGAGCACCATTAATTGGACTAGATGCAGCGTCATGTCCACGAGCAGTTTTGAGTGCCATATTAACGCCGTTATATTTAATTGCCGATTTACGTGCACCGTTCATTGAACCTGAGGCCGAATCCTTACCTTTTGCAGTTTTAGTCTGCATTTTGGTTGAATTAAATTTATCTAGTCTCTTTTTACCATTTTTAGCAGGGCCAGACGCCTTATCAGTAGCCTTAAGCACCTTACCAGTTACTTTGACCCGGCCATATTTGTCAACTGAAATTTTAGCTTTACCAGCATTTTTGCTAGCATTGTCTTTCGCTAACAGGTTTTTAGTAGTACTCTTTGGCAAATCCTGATATTTTTTGTAATCTCCAGTGACTCTTTTAATAACGCCCGTTGCGCCTTGATCGTTAGCAATTAACCGTTTTTCACGTTCTGGTAAGCTATTCCAATCCTTAAGATTCTTAACGCCTTTAGCAACATCTTCGGCACCCTTAGCTTTAGCCATGACCGTCTTCATTTGTGGTGTTAAGTTGTTCCACTTCTTAACACCAACTGAAGCTTGCTTCATAGCTGGCGACGCGTTGTCTTTGAGGACTGCCCGCTTCTCAGCCATCGTTAACTTATTCCAAGTTTGAGCCTTAGTCATGACGCCTAAGAGTTCTGGTCCACCTTTGGAAGTAATGATGGCCTTCTTTTCGGCTGGGGTAAACTTACCCCATTGTTTGCCCTTTTCGATTAGCCCGGCTAGATCATCGCCACCTTTAGACTTAATCATCGCCTGTTTCTCTTTAAGCGTTAAACCATCCCAGCGTTTGGTCTGAACAGCCGCAACCCCAACCATGGCCGCGGCATTGGAGCTCATCTTTCCTTGTTTAACCAGTAGTTTCATCTGGTTCCATTTGTCCTTAGATTTAGCAGCTTTATTGACTTCTCCCTGTGCATTGGTCTTAACTTTTCCAGTCTTGGAATCAAATACTAAGCTATTCCAGGTATCGGCTGCCGCCTTAGACTTCTTACTCATATTGCCAGTTTCAGCAACCACCAAGGATGTACTCTTACTCATGTCATCATTTTGCCGTTTTACAATCGCCGCTGCTTGCTTGTAAGTGTAGCCAACATTTAGTAAATCCTGCGTAATTTGGGCTTTCGAAGCCCCGTTCGCCTTATCCAGTTTATAGATTGCCGCGGCCATACCATCTGTAGTTGACTTGTGGGTAGCTTGCAGGTCAGTCATTGCCTTGCCATATTGTGATGCAGAAATTTCACCTTTATCGTACATGGACTTGATCTGCTGGCTCTGATCATTGTAAAGCTTATTTTCTTTCTGCATTGAAGACGTCAATTGATTAATGGTCGTATCACGTTGCTTACGGGTCATGTTACCAATATCCCCATTCAATGCAGCTAGAACGTTCTTCTTGGCACTTCCACCTATTTTGAGTAGGCTAATTTCATCGCTATTCATTTTACGTTGGCTATTGAGCAATGCGGTTCGTTCCGTATCACTTAAACCAGACATCTTGCCATTGTGGTTTTTTAGTATTGCTTCCGCGTTATTATAATTCTCCTTAGCGTCGGCCAATACCGTAGCATTATGCTTCTTGCGATCAGCAATATCCTTTTTCAAGTCACCTTGAACAGAGTCGGGTAGGCCCTTCATATCCTTCTGCATCTGCTGGATAGTGTCTTTGGAATCCTTCTCCATCTCAGTGTACATATCGCCAAAATCCTTGGCAACGCTCTTAGTGCTTGTATGACTTGCTGTCTCAAAATCCGTCAATGACGCACTAGCGTTAGTACTAAATCCCTTGAACTTAGTCAGTGCGGAATCAGCCTGTTCACCGACATCTGAACCCCACTGCCGTGTTCGTGCAGCGCTAGCTGCCGCTTCCTTACCATAGAGTTGCCAGTAAGCCACACCAGCTACAGCTGCCAAACCAACACCGGTCACCGCCGCACCCGTCACACTTAATGAGGTTCCTAATACACCGGCGCCAGCTTCGGCCGTCGTAAAGGCACCTTTCAGTAATCCAAACGTTGACTTAGCCGTTGATGCTGAACCATTTACAGTATCAACACTACCTTTGAATGCTTTAAAACCGCCACTAGTTGCATCAGTCGCACCCTTTAACATCGCGAGTGATTCTTTAGCTGCTTGATTCTTCGCATGCCACTGCGCGGTAGCGCTAATAACTTTAACAATACCGCCACCAAATGTTCCAAATCCACCGACGATATTACCCAGCATACTCAATACTGGGCCACCAGCAGCAGCTAATAGGGCAAACTTAATAATGGTATTCTGAGTGGCATCATCCATCTTTGAAAAACCTTGAACCATATCCGTGGCTTTCTTAACTAACGGTGTTAGTTTTGGAATTAACTTCTCACCGATTTCAATTCCTAGCACTTGTAATGACGCAATCAGTTTCTTGACATTATTTGCCGAAGTATTGCTCATTTGCTCGGCAACTTTCTTAGTCGCACCACCAGCATTTTCAGTATCTTTAGTCAAGTCACGCAGACTCTTAGAACCGGCCTTAACTAATGCGTTAGCAGCAGCTTGGTTTTCACGTCCGAAGGCTTGGGCTAAAGCCTTACCACGTTCAGCGTTTGACCAGCCCTTAGTGCCATGTGTGATATCATCAATTAGTTGTGGCAGGTCATGTGAGTCATGAGCTAGTTGCTTCGAACTGATGCCCATGCTCTTGAAGCCTTCAGTATTTTGCTTAGTCGGTTTAATCAGGCTAGTCAGCATACCGCGTAAGTTGGTACCAGCTTTCTGGCCTTCGATTCCTTGGTTACTAAGCTCACCAACAGCTGCAGCAGTCTGTTCTACACTTAATCCCAAACTAGAGGCAACCGGCCCGACGTAGCTCATCGCATCAGACATATCACCGAAGCCAGCCGCAGTTGCATTGGCCGCATATGTCAGCGAATCGGTAACCCGCTGAGTGTTCTTCATCGTCCCAGCCGTTGAGTTAGTCTTTAACCCGAACTGTTCAACGATTGACGCTGTGGCATTCATGACCGTACCCATATCTTCACCGGAAGCCATGGTTGCATCTAAGATAGACGGCATTGAGCCTAGAACTTGGTTAGTCGTGTAACCACGCCGAATAAGTTCCGCCATGCCGTTGTTGATTTCAGTAGTCGAGACACCGTACTTCATCGACATCTTTTTAGACGCATCACCCAACTGATCCAACTGTGACCGGTACTTAGCGGTAACCGCGCCCCCATTAGTCAGCAGAGGCCCCATGGACTTGATTTGCGAATCAAAAGTGATAGCGGATTTAGTTGCAATGGCTAAACCAGCCGCAATTGGGGCGCTAACTTTGCTGGTCATCGTTGAGCCGATGTTCTTCATCGATGTACCAGTCGCTACAGCGGCCTTGCTAACTTTATTTAAGCCACCGGTAAAACCAGTTTGCTCAACGCGTGCTTTAGCCATTGCCGCTGCATTATTCTTATACTGAGTTTGTAATGAGGCTAATTTAGCATTGGCATTCTGCAATTGAGTTGCTAGCTTAGCTGTTTGCGCGGTTGGTTTACCATCAACCAGTGAGTCCTTGTACGCTTTACCCAGTTTTTCAACAACCCGCTGCTGACTCATCATTACTTGTGACAAGCCTTTAGACTTAGCTGATAGGACATCAAACTGGCGGCCCGATTGACCGAGTACAGCCATTGATGATTTCATCTCAGCCATTGCATACTTAACTTCACGTTTAGCACCGGTTAAACCTTTACCAAACGCAGCGTGATCCAGCCCTAACTCGATGACCATGCGGCCTAATACTTCATCTGCCATTTATTATTCCTCCCTTCATTAAGATTTTCTAGCAAAGTCAAAAAGACTCATGACAGGCTGATTACCAGGGTTCACACCCACAGTTCCTGGTTTGACTCGGGTCCCACTTTCAGTCTGCTGAGTCTGTTCGGTCGTTGCTTCGATTATTTGCGACAATAATTGAAAATCAACATCATTTAATACGCTTGAAAGCGTATAGCCGGTGCGGTTTTCAACAATTGCGCCGACTGCCGATAACACACTTTTGCGAGCTTCTTTGATGGTTATTCCGGTGTCGTCGCCATCTGTAGCTTTTTTGGGTTCACACCAGCCACTTTGCAAATAATTGCGAACGTGCGATCATCAAAATCAATCGCATTGAAACCATTCCAAATTGCTTCTGTTGTCACTAACGGGTTAGTAAATACTTTGGCTAGAAATGATACTCGTTCTTCAAAAACATCACGCAATTTACGATCTGAGTTATCGGTTTCGATTAAGTCCAATGCGTCCAAGATACGGCCTGCCGGAATGAACGATTCCGTGAAGGTCTGCTTTTTACCATCAATAAGTAATTCCATCTTTAGTGGTGTACTCATAGTCTTTTCCCTCCATACACAAAAAGCCGCCCCAATTGGTATTGTTGATTTATCGGCGACTTAAAGTGTTTTTATTCTGTTTTAGTAATCGTTACTTTAACTGTCCCTGTGACTTGCTTTGTTGCATCAGTGCCAATCACTGTTACAACACCAGCACTAATACCTGTCAACGTGTTTCCTGTTAACGTTGCAATGGCAGGGTCATCAACTGATAATAAAACTGTTTTGTCTGTAGCGTTATCAGGAAGTACTGTTGAAGTGATTGTGCTTGTTGCACCTACTGAAATAGACGGTTTATCCGCTGTTAATGTAATACTCTTAACCGTTACTACTCGCCGTACCATTTGGATCAAACAATTGCTTTTCAAACTTCGTAACAGTCGTTGCATTCTTAGTGGCATCGCCCACAAACTTCTGCATCACTTCGCCGTTAGTAGCAGTGGCAATCGAACTAATTGGCGTAAAAGTCCAAGCATCAGCTTCTGGCGTAAATGATTTAGATGAATCCAGCGTGCTCAAGCTAATCTTATCCCGCGTAAATGTTCCCTTGAAGAAGCCAACTAACGCAATTTCACCAGTGTCTTCTTTGGATTCCATTTCAATTGAGCAATATGGTGGCAATGTGTCTTCACCACCATAGCTGATCTTGTCATCATCGACACGGAACCCAGCCAATAGGTCAGCACTAGCTTCCGGTAAATCTAAAATGCCAAGTGCTACCTTGGCGTCACCCAAGCCTTGACGTGACAAGTAGTAATCGATATTAGACCCTGGTACTTTCACTGGGTCTTTAGCTAAGCCACTGATTTCAGCAGTGGTCGTAGCCCCTTTGTGTGCCTGACCTTCAACAATAATCAGGTCACCTTTTTTCGTGCCGTCTTCGGCAAATGGTTGAATCTTTAATCGTTTATATCCTACAAACATAATTACATCTCTCCTTAATAATTTGTGTCATACAATTTCGTGTTGCCTCGGTATCGACGAACGTCAACAAAGCGGTTAGTTTCAGTCATGAATTCATCTAATTCGTTCTGAGCACCAGCTAATCTTGAAAAACCCAGGGCAAGCATTTCGTTTTGAATTTCACGTGCCACAGCATTACGTGCCGGTCGACTGATAGATTCAACATTGACTTGAAACGTGAATTGCACATTCAAATAATCATCACTGCCAACAGCCGCTGGTACCGGTGGCCCGACAGGTGTAATCACAACAAATAGATTGTCGTGGTCAGCCGTTTCTGGGCTTTCGAAATAACTAATTTGATGACTACCATCACCAGCTAATGTCAGTTTTGCAATTGTTGCATTTGCCAACAAAGCGGTATAAATAGTTGCAAGCATATCCTTGTTTTCGGTCATAGTAGTTTCCTCAATTCGGCTTCTTCCAGTGCCTTTGCAGGCCCACGACTACTGTCAAACGCGCCTTGAACCTTGCCCATGCCGCGTGGACGGTAAGTCTTACCAAATCGGGTATAGCCTAGCTCGTTAAGATGGACTAACCGCCAACGCGAACCAGCATGCCAGCCAATTTTAATTGTGCGAATACCACCCTGACTATGTGGGTTACCAACTGATACTTGAAGAACTGTTTGACCTGTGTCACGATAGCTGGCGACCGCATTCTTGAGTTCAACCGCTACTCGCCTGCCGGCTACTCTTAACGCATCATTTTCAATACGATTTAGTTTTGCTGGGCTAAACTTTTCGGCCAACTTATTAATTACTTCATCAACGCCTTTAAACTTAACCGTCACTTCCGTCATTTAGTCACCCCCAGCACAATTTTTACAAACTGGTTATTTTCTAAATCTGGTGCTACCTGGATAACGTCCCAAACAATCGGTTGACCAGTGGCATCTAGATAGCGGCGGTCGTCAATGACCACGGTGTCCTTAGTTGTCGGGTCAAATTCACCAAAAGTATCACGGATTTTTACCGTTGCGCCGTACTTGGATTCGTGAGCCGTTAGCACCGTGCGATCCTTGGTTGATGGGGCATAAACTAGTCCTAGGCACTCAAAGATTTGCTCGGTTTGACCACGCCCTGGTTCGGGTCCCGTATTCTTGACGGTACGAAAAAAACGAACCGGCGTATTAAGCTGATTCGTTCTTACTGGTGGTGCTTTGTACTCAAACTCCGGTCGGTTCATCTTCATCATCCCCCGGTTCATAGCTGGTCAAGGACGCAGACAATAAGTCGTCCAAAAAATTAGCGTCAAAAAACTCGACTTGGTCATTGTAAGCGTATCGTGCTCGTTCTAAAACTAGCTCGTCATACACATCATCACCGGCGTTACTGGCAATACCAGTAATATCGGTGATACGCTTCTGGCTTGCATTCAGAATTCGCGATAAATTCGCGTCCTCGGCTTTGTGATAAATCTTCATTCGCTGTTTAAACTGTTCCAATAATGGATTCACTTTTTCATCTGCCATTTAATCACCCCACTAATGCTAGTAAATCGGCCTTCAACGTAGCTCCAGTGTGGTCAATTCCGTTAGCATCTAACCAAGCCGTAATCTCAGCTACGGTACTGTTCGCGGTAGGCTTATTTACCCCGGTGTCCGGGGTCGCTATTTTCCCGTGTCACCGCCGGTCGTTGGTTCAGTAGTCGTAGTACCAGGAGTAGCAAGCTTCAAGTCGTAAACCGCAGCTGCCTTGTCATCCTTAGCCTTACCATAGAAGAACTGCTTTGCCGTGTATAAGTCCATGTCTTCAAGTGCCAACGTTTGGTCGTATGGTTGAATCTTCAATGGACCGGCTTGGAATGCATCATAGCGACCTTGAACGAATGCAATCACCTTGTTTTCAGGCGCAAATTCAGATTCGATAATCGTCAATCCAAATGGTAAGGCAGTGACGAATTGGCCCGCCAAATTTTGAACCATGAATTGCGCTTCTACATCTAATGATTCCCCAGGGCCCATGACCATGACAGTCTTGCCCTTAGCCACAACTGGCTTACCATTTTCCTTAGTTGAAAGATTCTTGATCATACCAGCTAATTCTTTAGCAGCAGTCTTGGTATCTGCAAACGTCAACGTCCCAGCGGATTCCTTTTCCGGATAAACACCACCAGTCACGGCCACCCCTTCCTTGACAGAACGGTTTAAGCCAATTGGTTTTTGATTCCCATCACCAGTTAAGAAAGCAGTTTCAGCGCCGACCGCAAATGCTTCAGTAATTTGGGTGATTACGTATTGCTTAATCCATGATGGGCCGAAGTCGCTTAAGTCCTTTGGCAATACCAAGAACGCAGTTGCCTTGGACTGGTCAGCTTTAGTCTCCTTGAACTTAGCATCTAATTGACTAGTGATTTCGCCGAAAATATTACCCCAACCAATTACTCCGGAAGCATCTGATTGGATAATCTTCAAGCTAATACCTTGGTTTTGCAAACCGATCGCTTGAAGTAACGGGTGGGCTTGAACCATGTCATCGAACACTTCAGTAACAACCGTTTCAGGCAATAACTTAGGTTCTTTAAATCCAGTATCTGTCTTAATTTCATTGAAGAACTTCACTTCTTCATTAGACATCTTAGGGTCGTGTCGGCGAGCGTCCAAGTAGTCTTCGGTTTGAGCATGAACTTGGTTCTTAATTTCTGAAAGTGTATCTTCCCCCAAAGCGTCCATCATATCAGTAAAACCCTGTTGTTGTTCTTCGGGTTTTGCGGCGTCCTTCACCAATTGTGCGTACTTTTCACGTGCGTCAGTAAAGTTTTTGAAAGCTTTTGTATCAAATTTAATCATTACTTTTCCTTCTTTCTAAATTAAAAAGCAAACGGATTAAATGTTTTTTCCGTTTGCACTTTAGGTTTAACATTTAGTTTTTGAGTGACTGCAGTTGTGATACGATCAATATCTGAATCAGATAATTTGAAAGGCTTAATACTGCGTGCAGGTGTCATCCCTGAATTATTTTGCTTCATTAACTCAGTTATTTTATCAATGGCAGACTTTGGTAACATACCTGAGCCACCATCTGCGACCAGTTCAATTTGATCATCAAACATAATTTCATCGACAAATCCTAATTCTTTAGCTTGGTCTGCATTCAAATACGTTTCTGAATCCATCTTGGCCTGTAGATCTTCCATCGATAAGCCAGTTTTAAGATGATAAGCATTCGCAATCGCTTCGCTGGACTGCTTTAAAATTTCAGACAGCTTAGCCTGATCGCGGTAATCACCACGCAATCCACCAGCTACATTGTGAATCATAATTTGGCCGACTGGGCTAATCCGTGTGGGATTACCAGCCATGGCGATCAATGACGCTGAACTTGCGGCCATCCCAACAATGTTAACCATAACTTTTCCTTGATAAGCCATCAACGCAGTATAAATTTCAGTTCCAGCGTCCATTAAACCACCACCAGAATTAATATCAACTTCAACAGTTGAGCCATCATCTGGTAATGCATCAATGACATCCTTAGGAGCAGTACTGTCCATTTCCAACATGTCATAAATCCACTTGTCATCGTTACTAATAATCGGACCCTTAACGTTAATCTTCTTCATTATTCTCACCACCTTTCATTGTATAATTCTTGGTCATCACTATCTGGTCACCGTCTTCACGTGGTGGCAACCCAACTGCTGACCGAACCTCATTTTGAGTAACCATACCTGACGAACCAAGCTTGTCGATTTGTTCTGCTAGTTCAATTAGTGTTGGTCGATTAATGCCAATAACTTCAACTTGTTTGCCATTCTTTAAGTAATCTCGCTGGCTGAATGACTTAGCGTTAAGCTCCGACTGAATCTTATTTAATAACGAACTCAAGCACTGCTTATTGAACAGTTTCTGATTTTCACCACTTTCAGGAGTTTCACCATGAATTAACGCTGGTGGCACTCCTACCAGCCGGGCAACATGGTCAATGAATGCCAGTAACACGCCGTTACTTTCATCAAACGTCTGATTTTTGCCTACCCCGTTCGCTACTTCGTTATATTCAAAGCCATTTGTGATTGGTACTAGTGCAACAGAATTCTTGCTGAACGATTGGAAAATCTTGTCGATAAACTTCTGCAGCTTGTTGGCTTTACCGTCATTAACACCAGCCGTTAAGTCAGCCTTAACGGTCGCTCGAATTTGATTGTTACGAAGTTCTAGCTCATACATTCGGCCAAACAACTCGCCATAGTCTCCCCATAAACCAGTCAGATAGTGCTCTAACTGGTCGTTTGAGTATCTCAGGTAAATAACATCAGACATCGGGAAGGAACGCTTAAACGTGTATTCTTTGACCGTGACATTGTCGAAAATATCTTCATATACTGCATACTCGTGACGACTAAAATCATCAGCAATTAATAAATCACCATCGTCGTCTTGAATCACCAGCACCTCGTTGTAATAAATCAATTGGTAAACAAAATGCTGCCAAAAATCACTGGCCGATTCGTCAGTATTTGGTCGGACATTGAGCGTGTAATACATCGCATCCTTAACAGGTAACCCCTTGTTCATCACACGAAACTCCGACTGGCTAACTGCCCGGCCTACGTAATTGATTACTGTGTCAATCGCCATGCGTTTTAAGTAGGCTCGGTTCTTAATATCCTGGAACAAATCAAGATCATAAATAAAGCTGGAGTCTTTTCGCCGCGTAAACAGGTCAAAGAAGCTATTAATTACACTCATATATTCACCTCCCTTCCGTTAGAAATCAATGTCGGCTAACATATCTAGCGATTCATTTACCGAGTAGTCGGGTAACTGGTCAACTAGATATTGGCCATATTCAAACGCTTTAAAACCATCAGTTTTTCGCCTAATTTCTTCTTTCTTGCCGTATCGTTTGTTACCGTGGCTATCGGTCGAAACCAACACGTTTTGAGTGTTCCACCGCAATAACGGGTTGTCTCCCCAGATATATTGATGATTAGCAAACCCTGTCTCAATCCTCGGGGCTAGTAATCCATCAATCGCAGTTGGATTCCGAATCACGACCACCTCAAAGCCTGCATCTTCAAAGAACTTACGAAGTAAATCCGCCCGGAAATTATCCATGACAACTTTCTTAATGATGAAACGTTTCCGCTGCTCTAAGAACCAATCCACGACTGCTTGTGGGTCAATGGTTGGTGTGTCAACCACGGACAACAACCCCCGTTCTTCCCATTCAGCAATAGGAGGAGCAGACTGGGGGCGGTCTTGTGGTTTAGCTGAATACGCATAGAACTTATCGACAAATTGACGGCGGGCAAATTGATGGCTGATAAAGTACTGCTTGCCTTCTCGTTTGATGGTCAACCCGTCTGCGGTAAAGTCGCGAATAGATGCAAAATCCACCGATCCAATCGCTTCCATGCCTTGCAAGTCGTCCAGTAGAATCGGACGGTTAGTCGCTTTGATTTGCTCATAAGGGGCAACCGACTTTTCTAGGTCTTCAACCTGGTAGTTCATGCGCTTAATAACGAACTCATCATAACCGGACGGGTCTAGTTCCAGGTCGTTATAGTCGTCCATAGTCTCCTGGTAAACGTCTTTGGCGTAACCATTCATCGGCTTAGAAAATGATGGGTTAGCAAGCTCCCAGTTGGCTGGGTCGTCCATCTCTTTCAAGTTGTCCAACTCGCAAACAAATGGAAACATCGATTCAATGGGGGCCTTACCGTCTAAAATCGCATCAGCTTTTGCTAATTCTTTATCTAGGTAGCCATCACGCACATAGCCCTTGGACCCAATCTCGAAAACTCGTGAGTCTCGAACTTTCCCAAGTCCAGAAATATGAACTTTGACATTTTGGTTATTGGGATAGGCGTGGATTTCATCGAAAATAACAAAACCATCACGCAAGCCATCTTTAGTATTCCCGTTAGAAGTCCGGTATCGTAGCGTCGAGTTGGTAGACTTCGAATGAACTTGCGAATTGGTCGCATAAAATTCGCCTTTCAACTCACTATGCAAGTCGACCGCATCGTGAATCTCATCAACCGATGTTTTGGCCTGTTCTTCACTATTGGCGATAATGGAACCATTATAATTGCGGACCCCATGCAGTCGTGATAAAAGAAAAGATGAAATCACCGATACCCAGCCGTTCTTACCAGCCCCACGGCCAACGACTACCATGAACTTCCGAATTGCTCGTCGCTCAGTGGTGTGATCATATAAAAAAACGAACGCGGTTAAGAATTTTTCCCAGGGTGTAAATGGGAAAAACCACTTATCAGCGAACGTTAAACAGTCCTCGATTTTTTCTTCATCAAAATAATAATTTTCGTTAGTTAGAACGGTCTTTTCTATTAATTCCACGAGTTTTATTCGCCGCTTATTCAACCTGATAGAACCGTCTTTATAGGCCTGTAGGTAACTTTTAACATACTTCTGTTGAATCATACCAAGCCACCCTTTTCGTCGCTCGTAGTAGCTGTTTTAGACGCTTTAGGGGTGGTTTTAACGGGCTTAAAGTCCTTTTCAAGCGTTATTAGCGCGGAATTAATTCGATTTTTTTCGGAAACAGCCGGATTTGCTTTCCAGTATATCTGTTTGCCATTCTCGATTTTGACCATCACACCATTGGCAATAATGGCTTCATCAAGCTTATAAAAAGCGTTCAAAAGGCTGATATACCGGTCAACCTTTTCTTTTTCAACCGCCGACTTTCGATCAATTCGCTGCATCAATTCCCTTCTTATTTTACGGTGGTCCAAACCCCCACCCCCTTTCAAATTGAATAAAAAAACAATATTTTTCCGGAGTCGAGTCCTACCCACCGGTTCCCAGTTTTCTATTTTTCGCCAATTTTTTTGACCCCGGGGGCCTTGGCAATAAATGCTTTCCAGTCAAAAAAGATACATTTCTCAACGTAGTAATATCCAGTAAATTCTTCCGCCGTATTCATCCGTTTACAATAGTTCTTCGCTCGTCGTTCACTAAAATAAACGCGATGCGCAAATAATACATTCGCTTGTTGGTCACGCATGACTACGTAGACCACGACTTGCTTAGTGTTATCGGTTCTTGATCGCATTAGTCATCACTCCTTGTCTATTGATAGAACACCTTACCAGTCTGTTGATTGATAAAGATCACATGCTGAATTGGCTTATAGTCGTGCTCCGATAATAAGAAGATGGTTGCAGTCAGCATGTTTAATCCTAGCTCATCGGTATCTGTAGCCGTTACAAACTGATAACTACATGACACTACATGAGCTTGCTCACCATCAACATAGATCTTAGGCATCTTTTGCCCGTTGTATATTGACCAAGTTATATCATGTTCCACCATTAATCCCACCTTTCGTCCTTACTCCACCGATTCTCTTTACGCTCATGCTTGCTTCGATAGTTCATACGATGATGTCGTTTGTTGTGACAGTCCTTGCACAGTGTCCGTAGGTTAGTCGGCTCGGTTCGCAATTCCGGATAGTCAGCCAACTCTTTGATGTGGTCAACTTCCAGTACAACCGGACGACCATGGCTATCAACGTCGCCATATCGCGTGACCTTGCCATCACGCTTACACCACTGGCATTCATAGTGATCACGCTTCAGGATAGCAGCGCGCAGATGTTCCCACTCAACGGAACTATAGAACTGCCGGCACTGGTCAGTCGTCCATGACATGGCGTAACTTACAAGCTACCTTTGATGTGTCAACATCCAGATCAATGACTAGTTCTTGCTTGATAAGATGCTTAGGCTCAATACCAGCCATCACATTACCCAATCCACTATAGATGTCACGCAATGAATAGCCCTGCTTAATTAAGCTATAGCAAGTCTCATTGATTGTCTGTGTTGCGTTGAACTCAGATTGTTCCATTCGATTACCCCCAATATTTTTGTGTATAAGAAAGCGCCACACCGTTTGGCATGACGCACAGATTATTTATTTTAGTAATGGTAATACTGCATTATAAATTGTCGTCGCCAAGGTGACTAACGTTGTGATATTTCCAACGTTCTCACCAACAGAACTAATTTTACTGATTGCTTTTTGATATAAAGATTGAGCCTCCTCATTGTCCTTCGACTTAGAAATAGCAAATAAATCACCCATCAAATCTATTATTTGATCGTGTTGCAAATTTGATTCATGCAAAAGTTTTGTGATTTCTGCTAACGAAGCAGTGTTTTTTTCAATTTGTTGAAGTATTTTTCGAGATTCGATTTGTGCTTTTTGTGATTCTTTTTCCAA